CTTGCCTGAGGCGTGCTGGCGTGACGGTGCCGTCAAACCGCGCCTGGTCGCGCACGGTGGTGGGTGCCACATCGGGGAACCAGCCATCATTGCGGATGGTCGGCTCTGTGTCGGCACTTGGCGGGGACTCGTTGGCGAGGAAGCTCATAGGGCGGGTGGTATGGGGTGGGCGGTGGTCAGTTGCAGCGGTGTATAGGCTTGTGGGGCCACGACGGCAGCAGCTGAGCCGCCCGGGTGCGGGGTACGCTCGGTATCAGGGCGCTGGGGGTGGGCTGTCTTTGAGCCTTCGCTCCAGGCGCTCGATGTCTTTTTTGACACCCACGCCGTCGAAGAGCTCGAGGGCGCGGTGCAGGTAGGGCAGTGCTGCCTGGGCAATGTCTATCGGCAGCTCTTTGTAGTCCACTTCGCTGACCGATGTGCGCCCGACGATGGCGTAGCCCTGCGCCTTGCAAAGCTTGGCGCGGGCCTGGTCTGGTACGTCGCAGGGGTCTGTCAAGGCAGCAATTTGTTGGAGCACTGGCACGCCTACATCAAAGGGCACGCGCCCACGCAGGGTGGCGTCGGCCACTTCGTCAATCAGGGTGGTGGCCGGGTCGCGCTGGTATTGGTCGGGCATGGTGAGGCGGTGCTGCAGCATGTAGGCCGCCATCTCCAGCGCGCGGGAGTAGTCGCCGATGTCGAGCGTCCAGACCCAGACCGAGGCGAACACCAGGTCTTGGCTACCCTGGCCAGACTCCAGCACGCCTTGTATCCAGGGGGCATACAGCGGGAGGAACTCGCGTTTGGCTTCGATCTTGCGCTCGATGGACTGAATGGCTTTGAGCTGCTGGCGGTGCTGGTAGAGCTGCGCGAGCATGAGTTCGTAGGCGCTGCCGGTGGGGGCCGCGCCGGGCGCTGCGCTCGAGGCCGCGTGGGCGGCCTGTTTGCGCTGCAGCGCTTGTTGGGCGGGTGTCAAGCGCATGCGGGTTACTCCAGGATTTGGATGTTTTCGACCAGGGCGCAAAGGCCGTGATCTTCGACCACGTAGGCGTCGTTTGAGCTCTCGAAGTGCTCCACCCGGTCGCGCTTGGGGTTGTCGATGACGGCACGGCGGCGGGCGCTGTTTTGATAGTAGATGGACAGGTTGTCCAGCCGGGTGACCAGAACCTTGCCCTCGGGAAAGTACGGCACGGTGATGGCGGGCAAGCCACCTACGCGGCGCTGGCTGCGCACGATGTCGGCGGCCAGCATTTCGGTGGGGGCGTCTTGGCCACTGACCAAAGGGAACAGTTTGTCATGCATCAGGCTGCGGCCCACCACGGCAACCAGGAGGGGGTCGTTGCGGTACCAGGGGTCGAGCAGGGTCTGGTAAGCGTCATACACCAGCGCGTCAAGGTTTTTGTAATCACCAGCGGCGCCCACTTTGACCTGGCCAGCGGTTTGGCCATCGTCCATGACGCGGGTGGGGGCGTCGATGCGGATGTGGTGAAGCCAGCCGATGTTGACGTCTTGCAGCAGTGGGTTGGCGACGATGTCAGAGGTGGCGGCGGCGCTGGTGCCGGTGAAGCCGATGAGCATGCGGTCCAACGCGGCGCGTTGGATGATGGCGTTGGTGATGCGGACTTGGAAGTCTTTGAACTTGGCCCAGGCGTCGAGCTTGGCGTAGGTGATGTGGGTGTCGTAGTCGGTCTTTTTGCACTCGTAGCCGTTGTTGTCGAGCGTGGTGAGGTCGCGCGTTTGGCGGTCGCCGTTGGTGGTGTCGGTGCGGCTGGCGATGGGGCCGCTGATGCCCAGGCCGAGTTTGTCGCCCTTGAGCTCGTCCACGCCCATGATGTTGATGGACTTCAGGAAGTCGCTGGACTCTTGAATCTTGGTTTCCAGAGTTTGCTGAACGCTGGGTGTGACGCTGAATTTGACGTCTGCACTGGGCACGCTGTTGAGCTGGGCTTGGCGTTCCAGGTATTGGCTGAACAGGGCACGGGTGGTGTTTTGCATGGTGGTTGTTTCCTAAATGAGCGCTTTGTTGGGGCTGATGTGTGACAGTGATGGGTGTTGGACTTAGCAGTCTGTTTGCAGGGCGGTGCTTTCCCCTGTAGCCGCAGGGCGGTTGCTGTGCACGCGCGTGCCTTCAAGCTGCTTGGTCTGGGCTGCAAAGTCGGATTGCAGCTTGTCGTGGGCCTTTTTCAGGTCTGCGAACTCAGCTTGCAGTTGCTTGGTGGTGGTTTCGATCTGCTCGGTGACGGCATCGGCAAAGGCCTGGAATCCGTCGGCAACTTGGGTGAAGCGTGCGTCGTCGGTGGTGGTGCGGGTTTTGAACTTTTCCAGGATGCCTTTCATGGTGTCGGCGAATTTTTTGGCAATGCCATCGCTGTCCTCGGCGCTGGGCTCCCACTCGATGGAGGCTTCGATGGCGGCGGTGAACAGCGCGTCGGGGCTGCTCTTGCGACCGGTGAAGGGGCTGGCTTCTGGCTTTTGCTGGGCAAAGGCAAGCACGTCGGTACCCAGGCTGGCGGGACTGTCTGTGACGCCCAGGCCGGTGAGGTAGGCCTCTCCGGTGTCGGCGAACTTGGGCGTGACTTCGATGCTGGTGTAGATTTTTTGGCCTTTGTTGACCAGGTCGACCAGCTCGGGCAGCGGTTGAATTTGGGCGAAGAGGGCTAGCTTTTTGTCTTCGACCTCGCGCACCTGAACGGCTTTGACATCGCCATAGGCGCGGAAGGCGCTGTCTGGGTAGACGCCTCGCAGGTGTTCCAGCCAGATGCGGGCACCGTATTTGGCGGGGTTGAAGTTGGTGGCCATCTGGTTGAGCCATTCACGGCTGATGGTGCGGCCATCGGTGGTGGCGCCCTCGGTGGCGACACGGAAAAACTTGGACTGTTTGGGCATTGCTGAGCTCGGTGAAGTTGAGTAGCCGCCATGGTGGCTCAGCGTCGCGCGAGGCTCAATGTGTTCGTCTTGTGCCTTTGCGGCACACAGGCGGCACCGCCTTCCAGAGGGGCTGATGCACCCGAATACTCGGGGCATGTCCGCTGCAGTAGCCGTAGAGGCTCCCCCCAGATCCCCAGAGATTCCCGCCGATGAGAGCATGGCGGATGTGCGCCGCCGCGCGCGTGACCTGTATTGGCAGGGTTGGCGCATCAAGTCTATTTCCGAATTTCTGAATGTCGCGCGCACCACGGTACACGGCTGGAAGGATGCCGAAAAGTGGGACGACGCGCAACCGATTCAGAGGGTGGAGGGGGCGCTGGAGTCGCGCCTGGTGCAGCTGATCAGCAAGGAACTCAAGACGGGCGGGGACTTTAAGGAGATTGATCTGCTGGGCCGCCAGGTGGAGCGCCTGGCCCGGGTGCGCAATTACGAGAAAACGGGTAAGGAGAAGGAGTTGAACCCGGCGCGTGAGCGCACGCATGCAGCGCGGTCAGAGCGGCCCACCAGCGACAAAAACCACTTTGATGAGGATGCGGTGGAGCGCATTGAGAGCGCTTTCCGCGAGTCGCTCTTCGAGTACCAGAAGGGGTGGTTCCGCAACGGCGATCAGCGCACGCGGATGATTTTGAAGAGCCGCCAGATTGGCGCCACCTGGTACTTTGCGCGCGAGGCGCTGATTGATGCCATTACCACCGGGCGCAATCAGATTTTTCTGTCGGCGTCCAAGGCGCAGGCGCACATTTTCAAACAGTACATCCTGCAGTTCGCGGCCAGCAGCTGCGGGGTGGAGCTGGCGGGCGATCCCATTGTGCTGTCCAACGGGGCGCACATCTACTTTTTGGGCACCAACGCCCGCACGGCGCAGGGTTATCACGGCAATTTTTACTTTGATGAGTTTTTCTGGACGCACCGGTTTGAAGAGCTCAACAAGGTGGCCTCGGGCATGGCCATGCACAAGATGTGGCGAAAGACCTACTTCAGCACGCCAAGCAGCATTCAACACGAGGCGTATGCGTACTGGAGCGGTGATCGGTTCAACAAGCGCAAGGCGAAAAATGATCGCGTCAAGTTCGATCTGAGCCACGACAAGCTGGGTACAGGCGGCTTCACCGGCGAGGATCGGGTGTGGCGCAACATCGTCAACATCATTGATGCCACGCAGGGTGGTTGCGACCTGTTTGACCTGGAAGAACTGCGACTCGAATACACGCCAGAGGAGTTCGAAAACCTGCTGATGTGTGGCTTCATTGATGACAGCCACAGCATTTTCCCGCTGGGTGAGCTGCAGAAGTGCATGGTTGACAGCTGGGACGCTTGGAGCGATGTCAAGCCCTTCAGCCTGCGGCCATATGGTTTTTTGCCGGTTTGGGTGGGCTATGACCCGAGCCACACGGGCGACTCTGCGGGCCTGGTGGTGTTGGCGCCGCCAACGCACCCGGGGGGTAAGTTCCGGGTGCTGGAGCGCCACCAGTTCAAGGGCATGGACTTTGAGGCGCAGGCTGAGTCGATCCGCCAGGTAACCCAGCGCTACAACGTGGCCTACATTGGCATCGACACCACGGGCATTGGGCAGGGTGTGTATCAGCTGGTGAGCAAGTTTTTCCCGGCGGCGCGAGCCATTCACTACAGCCTCGAGGTTAAAACAAACCTGGTGCTCAAGGCGCGCAGCGTGATCGGCAAGGGGCGCCTGGAGTTTGATGCGAGCTGGGTGGACTTGGCGCACAGCTTTTTGGCGATCAAAAAGACGATGACAGCCAGCGGAAACGCGGTCACTTACACCGCCGGCCGGAATGCAGAGACAGGTCATGCGGATCTGGCGTGGGCGTGCATGCATGCCATGGCGAATGAGCCGCTTGAGGGCCAAACGGCTCAGAACCAATCAATCATGGAGATTTACGGATGACAGACAGCATTACTTTGGCTGAGCCAAGCGCGGCACGCGAGTCCCACGGGGAGGCCTTTACTTTTGGTGATGCCATGCCTGTGATGGACGGGCGCGGCATTCTCGATTACGTGGAGTGCTGGATGAACGGCCGCTGGTACGAACCACCTGTCGCACTCGACGGGCTGGCCAAGGCCTTCAGGGCCAGCACGCACCACAGCTCGGCGCTGTACTTCAAGCGCAATGTGCTGGCCAGCACTTTTATTCCACACAAGTGGCTGGACCGCGACACCTTCGCCGCCTGGGCGCTGGACTTTATGGTGTTTGGTAACAGCTACCTGGAGCGGCCACGCAACATGCTGGGCGGGTCTATGAAGTTGCAGCACGCGCTGTCCAAGTATGTGCGCCGTGGTGGTGACAGCCTGGAGAGCTATTTCTTTGTGCGCGGATGGAAAGAAGAGCACGAATTTCCACCTGACAGCATCCACCACCTGCGCGAGGCCGACATCAATCAGGAGGTCTATGGCCTGCCTGAGTACCTGAGTGCGTTGCAGTCGGCTTGGCTGAATGAATCGGCCACACTGTTTCGCCGACGCTATTACAACAACGGCAGTCACGCGGGCTTCATTTTGTATATCAGCGACGCGCAACAGCAGCAGGCAGACGTGGACAACATCCGCAATGCCCTGAAGAACGCCAAGGGCCCGGGCAACTTCCGCAACTTGTTCCTCTACAGCCCCAATGGCAAGAAGGACGGCGTGCAGGTTATCCCGGTCAGCGAGGTCGCCGCCAAGGACGACTTCTTCAACATCAAGAATGTGAGCCGAGACGATGTGCTAGCAGCCCACCGGATCCCGCCACAGCTCATGGGCATCGTGCCCAGCAACACCGGCGGCTTTGGTGCCGTGCTGCCCGCTGCCCAGGTGTTCGCCCGCAACGAGCTGCAGCCCCTGCAGCAGCGCTTGTCGGTCCTCAATGACTGGATGGGTGAGGAAATTGTGCGGTTCGAACCGTATGTGATCGAGGCCAAGAGCACCGACTGAGCCACTCCCGATCAATTTGAACCGCCTCAGGGCGGTTTTTTTACGCCCGACCAGACCACGCGCAGTCGCGCCCCATGATCACGCCCCGTAGCCCGTCCTGGTCGCGCCCAAGCACCCCCATGCCCCCCTGCGCCCCAAGCCGCCGACCCCACCCAGCAGCTCCGGCGCGCGGTCGAGACCCCGCCGCGCCCCCGAGGTACTTTGGGCGTGCGTGACGACTGTGACGGCGAGAGGGTTTCCCTCGGTAGGACGAGGTGTTTTGGCGGCTTTGGCGTGACGAGATTTGACGGCATGTGTCCGATGAAACCGGTGGGGTGGGTGTTCTTTATTTGGCGACAGGTCTACCTGTTATTCGGTTCGGGTTCGGGAAAAGCCTGATCTCTAATTTGTTTGATGAAATTCGTATCTAAGTCGTTGATTTGCATGGGTTTTGTTTGGATTGGTTAACACCCTGATTTGACCTAACTTAAACCCTGACATTGTCGTAAGTTATTGATTTGTATTAGTATTTTTTAACAAGATATCAGGGTGCATAAACCTAACTAGATCAGGTTCATGTCTGGGAATAATCAGGGTGAATATCTTTTGGTAAGCTGTTGTTATGCAAATGAAATCAACGTTTTATATTTAGCGATTAGAAAAATCAGGCTTTTCCCGACCCCCACCTTTTTTAAGCAACTGTCTCAAAGCGGCGGACAACCCCGCAGATCCTCGGGATCGAAGCGGCTTCGGCTGGCCAACCCAAGGGGGCCGGTGTTAGGGTGCGTATTCCGACCAAAGAAGCCACTCTATCCAGCGCAAAAGAGCCACCAGTTCCGATTCAAAAAGGCCAGTCATTCCGATCTAATGAAGCCAGCCGAAACGGCTATTCGTTATTGAGCGAGGAGCACCCGCAGTGCAGCGGGAGCTGTCATTGGTCGCTGACGTGGATAATTCCCTTTTCGGCCAGTAGCGACTTTGGTGCATGTTGGCTGGTCATAAGAGGAAATTCTATGAAATTGGTGATGAAAATCGCGATCTTGTTTTGTTGCACCGTCTCTCCGCTGGTGGTGCACCACTCGGCCGCTGCCAGCGAATTTGTCGGGGTGCGGCAGATCGGGGCACCTTCTAAGGAGCGGGGTAGCGATCTCGCCGTGACCGTTTGGTATCCGGCGGATTCAGGAGACAAACCTGTCACACTTGGCGAGAGTGTCTTTTTTGCGGGAACGCCCGCCAGGCTCGACGCCCCAATCTCGCACGGAAAGTATCCGCTTATTTTGTTATCCCATGGCGCTGGCCTGGGAGGAACACCGCAAGCCCTGAGCTGGATTGCGACGCCATTGGCGAAGCAAGGATTCATTGTGGCGGCTCCTATTCATCCGGGAAACGGAGGTGCGAACAGATCCGCCGCAGAGACAATGAAGCTTTGGCTGAGACCTCCGGATATCAGTGCTA